AGTTGTGCCAGCTGCAACTCCAACTCCAGCAGCATCAGCCTTGTTTTGTGCTGTTGCAATCAGAAAGTAAGGGACTGTGTTTACAGCGGAAGGGATATATTGACTCTCGTCAATTACTGTTACTTCTACGCCCGGTGATACTAGTGCCATGGTTGATTCCTTTTCAAGTTATTGATATTTATTGGCATACCCAAAAAAACCCAGTTTACACTGCCCTTTGCCAAAGGTCCATGCACTAAATACCCCATGAGACCCATTTGTCAATCCTGCCATCAGCGGCTATGTGCTGTGAACTACATTCGAGAAGATGTTACCCACTATCGCAGTAGATGTGAAACTTGTCAACGCAAAGGTCGAGGAATTAAACCTCGAGAACCTCGATGGAAGTCAGAAGGATACAAGAAAAAACCCACATGTGACAGATGTGGGTTTCGAGCAAGATTTGCCAGTCAATTATTGGTGTATCACATTGATGGAGATCTCAATAATACTGCATTGAGAAATCTCAAAACAATCTGTAAAAATTGTGTAGAAGAAGTGTCACGCACAGAAGTCACTTGGCGGACCGGGGATCTTGAACCAGACGCTTAACTAGACACAAGTTGCTTGACCTGCTGGTATAAGTCATCCAAGGTGCCGTTGTTGTCCAGTACCACATCAAATTGAGTGCCCACCCAGGCAGTTTCTGATGCATGTACGCCCAGTTGCTCTAGTTTGCGCCCACTCAGTGCCCAGGTGCTGTTGCCATTAGGGCCACGATTCACGCTCACAGCCGCATCATACCACTCAGGTTCAGGACCACGCACCACACGCACCACCCGGCCGCCTGCCGCTTTGATGGCTTGAATTTCATTGGGAAATCTGCAGTCACTGATCACAACATCATCTGTGCTGTTGCGCAGTTTGTTTTCCAAGCTGGCAATCCAGATATCATCATGGAATCCGTTGCGGCATACTTCAGTGCCCCAGTTTTGCAAAACCCAACGAGGAGTAATTACTATACCTAATCGATTGGTCCACCAATTGTCTTGCTGTTCACGCCATTCACGAGCTTGTTTGGTGCGCCCTTCTAGCATGGTTCGGTCCCATCCAAATACTGCACTCACAGCATCTTTGAGTGTGTTGGCAAAACTCTCTCTACGAAAATGATGTAGATTCACAAGATAGTCCGCAACGGTATCTTTGCCTGAGCCAATGAATCCACAAACGCCAATGATCATGCAAGTTCTTTCAGTTGAGGATTGAATTTTATTATTCTAGCCCAGCTACACAAAATTAATATGTAATACGTAAAATCAATTTCAAACCATTGGCATGCTTTGTTAATCTTGTATGGATATGCATGATGGTTGCTGTGCAATCCTTCACCAAAAGAAAACGGTAAAAAATTTCTTGCTTTGCTGTTATCTTCTTTATGCTTGTATCCAATTTTGTGCCATACCCAATCACCGATGAAAATACCATAATATTGATTAAAATATACCATTGAGTATGCCAGTACAAACCCAACTGGCCCTAATATTATTGTCCAAAAAATTATAGAAATCCAAACTCCTTGGAATTGGTGTTGTTTGTAGAACAATGTAGCAGGGTCGTTGGGTTCTACACTAGAATCACCATATTTTTCAATCTCTTCTGGACTCACATATCTGGCGGCGCCTGGGTGCTGTTCATAGGTACATAACTCTTTCAAGGTAAATCTATGTGGACTAAATGGGTCGCGGTCAGTATCGCTGTAAATGTGATGAATACGGTGTTCGGCGGTGAATTTTGTTAGATGCCCTTGATACCAAATACTACTGTTGATCCACATCCAAAATCTTATTGCATGTTGGAGCCAAGGGACAATAATATAATGTTTATGACTTATACTGTTGTGCCAATAAAAGCTAAGAGAAAAAAAATACATTCTAGATTGAATTAACATCAATATAATACCAGTTCCATAGCCCAAAAGATGCCAGGTTAATGTGTTGTACAGAAAGTCTAGAATCATAAAATGTACTTATCAGTTTAATTCGTGTATATTCAAGTGTTTCAGGGTAGCTTGTAACATGTCAATTTGTCTGCGGCAGTCTTCCAGCGCATGATGGCTGGTCACTGGTTTAGGCAACCCTGGGTACAAACTATATACCGTTCTTGCATCACGGATCTTATAATATTGCCAGGGTAGTGGTTTACTGTAACTCTTGTAGGCATGCTCAAGAATGTTGGCATCATATGTGGGACCGTTCATCCAGATACGGTTGCACTTCCAGCACAACTTATGCAGTTCATCCAGGGCCTGATCTAGTGGTATGCGTCCATCTTCTGCAAAGGCTTCGTCCTGTGCGGCACCTTGTGTGGCCCACCAGTTGATGGTACCTTGTTCAATGGTACGGTTCTCTTGGCTCTCAAGATCAACCCTGGCATAGTACTGTTGCTGGTAGTAGCCACTGCCAACGGGATCAAACGCCTGAGCCGCAATGGTTAAGATTGTTGCGTCGGGGCCTGTGGCCAAACCTTCAATGTCGATCATGAGATCCAATTTGATTCTCCCGGTACTTGTGTACAAGGATTATAACACAATTTTAGGTAAAAGTGTAAGGAGTTTAACCAATAACAAATGTAAGTGGCTGTGATCCATCTACGTACATTTTGAGTTGTTCGATAAGACCATCCATTTGCGCTTGAGCTTCTGATTTCATGGCTGCACCGTTTAGGGTACCGCCACCTTGTGGACCGGCGATAGTGCCAAATTTCTCACGTGCTTCACCAATTATCATTTTGCAGTTGGCCACCATGTAATCTCGAATCCACTGTTGTATTTGGTGATCACTCAGCAAGTTGAATTCGGGTTTTAGATTGTAGGTCCACAACAACACAGTTTCGCCTGAGCCTTTGGGGTCGCGAATCAATTGCAGTTTTTTGGTCACAGGGTTCCAGGTGTAGTTCATGTAGGCACCGAACATGCGTCCGGCCAGTTCAATGTACTGACTGTAGAAGTCGTAAGTGGCCAGGCCGCCGGCCACGTTGAAGTTCATTAGATACACGTTGATACTGGCCTGCGCAAACGGATCAAAGTTTGACGCAAACGGTCCTGAACTGTCGCCAAATGTTCTACGAAAAATTTGGCGCACTGAAATCACTTCCTGGGGCAGTTCGTAGATGTTGACATCTGCTACCAACTGCATGAAACTGTAACTTTCTTCATAGGCATTGTTGGCTCGCTGGCGGTAAGTGCCAATGGTTTTTTGATAAGCCGCTTCGTAATGTGCAGGGTCTAGTTCTAGGTCAATGATATCGCCGCCCAGTTGAAGTTTGACGTATTCAATCAAATTTTGCTTGAGTGTGGGCAGTGATTGCTGTTGCTGTTCTGGCATGTGGGACTCCAAGTCCCTGTATTTACCAGGCTTTGAGTATGACCAAGTTCTCAGTTCCACGTCCGTTGAACGGAGTTTCTGTTGTGGTCAGATCCTTGTAGATCTTACGTGCTGCCGGCTTGCCTGCGGCTTGCACTGCTTTCACCACATCTGCTGGCTTGCGCACAGTTTTTTGCATGGTCTCAATGGTGCTGAAACCAATGATGCTGTTGCTTTTCACAGTGAATGCCTGTGTGTGACTGTCAGCCACCAGGTGGATCAACTTGCGCTTTTTGGTGTCGTACAACCAGGCTTCTGCCTTGTCCACTAAACTTGCAGCCGGCAAGCCCTTGAGTTTGAGATCAACAAATTCCATGAGCACTTTAAATTTTGCGGCACGTTTCTCAGGTGGCACTGACTTGACCTTGCGTGGTTTGCGTTCCACTTTCTTGATCTGCACATACGCACCGCAGTCATTGATCACTGCTTCGCAGAACTTCACAAGATTGCGCATTTGAATCTTACTGAGGTGACTGTAGCCCTCAACCAATTGGGCATCTTTGCCTTCAATCACAGTCTCAAACTCTGCAAGTTTGTGCTTCCATAAGTTGGCAATGTCCGAAATCATCTGCGGTGCCACATTCAAGCCACGGATCACCATGATTGGTTTGTAGTCTGCTGACATCTTGGCACCTGCTGTCACAAACTCATCAAACATACCGTCCAGTTCGCCGGCACACTCGCTGACTTTTTCACGCAGGCGGTCTTGAATATTGGGCTTGGCCACCACAGGCACTGCTTCTACCACTGCTACTTCGGGCTCACGTGCAGTCAATATTTCTTGGATGTAGCCTTCCAGTCGCACTTGTTCAGTGTCTGTAAGATCCAAGCCTACCATGCTCATACGGCACAGCCATGCAG